AGATATTTCTTGTTTAAATAACCCATTGAATTTAGATAACATCAAAACTGGTGCTATTTGGCTTGAAGAAACTCTTAATAAAAAAAATTCTCATATTTTATTAATTGTAGACTGTGACGTTGACGGTTTTACTTCAAGTGCGATTATGTATCATTATATTAAAGCTTTGTCTCCAAATCAAAAGATTTCTTATATGTTACATGAGCATAAAGAACATGGGTTACAAGACCATATTCAAACTATTATTGATAGTAATGAATTTTATGATTTAATTATTCTACCAGATAGTTCGAGTAATGATTATGAATATCATGAGGCATTAAAAGAGCATGGTATGCGCTGTCTTATATTAGACCACCACGAAATTGATGATGACCAACCTATTAGTGATAATGCTTGCATAATCAATAATCAACTTTCACTAAAGTATACAAATAAAGAACTAACTGGCGCTGGAGTAGCTTGGCAATTTTGCCGTTATTTTGACCAAGTTGGGAACTATCACCATAGTGATAGTTTAATTGATTTGGCGGCGCTTGGTGTATGTGGTGATATGGGGTCTATTCTTGAACTAGAAAACCGTTATATTATGCTCTATGGTTTTAGTCATGTGAAAAATTATTTCTTTAAAAGTGCAATTGAAAAGCAAGCATATTCAATGAATAATGAAGTGACTCCGATTAGTGTTGCTTTTTATATTGTACCAATGATGAACGCCATGATTCGAATGGGGAGCATGGAAGAAAAGGAGCGACTTTTTCTTGGCCTTATTGATGGGCATAGACAAGTTCCATGCAATAAACGCGGGGCTAAAGGTACAATGGAAGAAGTAGCTATTGAATCATTGCGCGAATGCACTAATGCAAAAGCAAAGCAGAATCGTCTAACAGATCAAATGGTTAGTGAGCTGGAGCAAAAGATTTTTAAATATGATTTACTTGAAAATAAAATTCTTTTTATACGGCTTGATGAAGAACAAGATTATCCACCAGAAGTTAATGGATTATGTGCGATGAAACTTGCAGCTAAGTATAAACGTCCAACTATACTCGCTCGTTTAAATGATGAGGGATATGATCGTGGTTCAATTCGTAATGTAGCTGATTGCGAATTACAAGATCTTAAGAAGTTTTTAAATGATAGTGGGTATTTTGAATGGGTACAAGGTCGATTTGGCCTTTAACATCTTTTCCGCTTACCAACGGGGTCACATTTGTGGCTAACGAGAAACCCTAAACCGAAACTGGCATGGGAATCTCGTGGGAAATAATGACGATTAAATAAATATTAAGGAGGTGAAGAAATGAAAAAAGCAATTTATAAAATTACAAATAAAATTAATAATAAAATCTATATAGGACAATCAATTAATCCAGAGCAAAGATTTTTAGCTCATTGTTATAAACATACTGAATATAAATCATTAATTAATAATGCTATTAATAAATATGGTAAAGATAACTTTGAGTTAGAAATTATTGGTTGGTTTGAAGATTATAATGATAAAGAAAAATATTATATTCAATTTTATCGTAGTCTTGCACCATATGGATATAATATTGCAAAAGGAGGAGAAGAACCGCCAACTGCGAATGGTGAAAATAATAATTTTGCCAAAATAACTAATAAAGAAGCAGAATGCATTAAAAAAGATTTACTTGATTGGACCATACCACGAAAGCAAATTATTAAAAAATATCATGCAACAAATGATATTATTCGTCATATAAATGAAGGTAGTAGTTGGTATGATGAAACTCTAAATTATCCATTACGTCCAACAGAAGCAGAAATAAATGAGTGGAGAGCAGATCAAGTAATTGATATGTTACAGCATACTAATTTAACTCAAAAAGAAATTGGTAAAAAAGTTGGGTGGAATAGAAGTGCTGTAACAATGATAAATATTGGGTCTAATCACCATAGAAATAATTTAGAGTATCCAATTAGAAAATAATCGTCATTAAAACCTGTAACGACTAGTCTCATTGGGAGACGTAGAGCTACTATTGGTACGTAGTTCGAAATGGATGTTCTATCTTAGGATAGTAAAAAATAGTCTATACTATTAGAAATAATAGAATAATATGCACGCTAACGCGGCCGGTGCGAGTATTCTTGATAGTAATTTAAGAGCTTTTCATGAATATGCGAATGAAGCGTTGAAAGATATTGACTTTAATGAAGGCATGTATGATGTAAACTTTATTAGAGAACCAAATGCTTCTGATTTAGAAGATTTAATTTATGATTTAGCTTCTAATACAAATATTTGGGGGCAAGGAAACCCCGAAGCATTAATTTTTGTCCCAAATATTTATTTAGATAGTACAGATTATAAAGTTATTGGAACTAATAAAGATACTGTACGTTTTGAAAAGAATGGGGTTATTTTTATTAAATTTCATGCTTCTGATTTGATTGAACAGTTACAAAAATGCAATGAAATTAAAATTAGTATAGTAGGGAAACCCAATATTAATGAATGGATGGGGAATCAATCAGCGCAGTTGTTTATAGAGGATTACGAAGTTGTGGATGACCTTTTGGAGTTTTAAAAATGGGACAAAATATAGGATATTTAAAATCAAAATCAGATAAAGCAAGTGATGAATATTATACACCGCGTGAAGCAGTAATTCCATTACTTAAATATTTAGATGCTTATTGTAATAAATCAAATTATACAATTTGGTGCCCATTTGACAAAGAAGAATCTGAATATGTAAAAGTTTTTAAAAAAGAAGGTTATAATGTTATTTATAGTCATATAGATGATGGATAGAATTTCTTTTTCTATGAGCCGGAAGAACATTATGATTTTATCATTTCAAACCCACCTTTTAGTTTAAAAGATCAAATATTGAAGAGGTTATATGAGCTTAATAAGCCATATGCTATGTTGTTACCATTGCCAACTTTGCAAGGACAGAAGCGTTTTCCTTATTTAAAAGATTGTGAAGCTTTAATATTTGATAAAAGAATTAGTTTTTGGCTTGATTTAGAACATACAAAAAGATCTAATGCCGTACCTTTCGCTAGTATTTATATATGCAGAAATTTTTTACCAGAAAGATTAATTTTTAAAGAAATATGATTTTTATAATTTGGATTTTAATAAATATTTATTGGATAATGAATATCCATTAAGGAGTTTTATGGTATATCAAGGAAGTAAAAGTAAGTACGTTGGAGATATTGTCCCAATTCTCCAGCGTATAATTGATAAAGAGCATATAGAATGTTATCTTGAACCGTTCGTTGGTGGCGCCAACGTAATAGATAAAATTGATTGCAAACGCAAAATAGGTTTAGATAAATGCTATTCACTTATTAAACTTCACCAACAAGGACAAATTGCACCTGAACTAATTCCAGCGCATGGTAATCCAGAGTGGTGGTATAAAGCAAAAGATATTTATCGTCGTCACCTTGGCGCGCCGTCAATGGAAGAAGAAATGGAAGGATGGCAAATTGGAGCCATCCAATTCTTTGGTAGTTTTAATCGTGGTGGCTTTAGCCGTGGCTATGCAAAAGATACTAAAAAGAAAGATTATTATTATGATGCTTATAAAAATTTTATAGAACAAGTTAAAAATCCTAAATATAAAGATATTGAATTTGAATGGTGTGATTATACTGAACTAAAATGGCCAGAAGAAATTAAAACTTTAATTTATTGTGACCCACCATACCAAGGTACAAAACCATATGGGTATAAATTTGAAACTGATTTTGATTATAATAAATATTGGAATTGGGTTCGTGAAATGAGTAAGCATCATATTGTTATTTGTAGTGAGCAAACTTTTCCTGATGACTTTGAAATTATTTGGGAGAAAGAAGTACGTCGTACAATGGATAAAACTAATAACTTTAAAGCAGTAGAACGCCTTGGGCGATATAAACTTGAAAATTAAGAGAATTTATGGTATAATTATTATAGAAAATGGAAATGGAGAGAAAAATTCGGAAGAATACACAATTCTATGTAGTCTTCCAACATTAATTCTACTTATATATAGAGGTGAGTAGAATGATAGGAATTTATAAATATACAAATAAAATAAATGGTAAAATTTATATTGGGCGTAGTGTTAATATTGCAAAACGAAAATGGGAGCATGTAAATCATCCTTCTCCATATTCTTATTTTGATTAGACAATAAAAGAGATAGGTGAAGATTAGTTTATTTTTGAAGTTATCGAAGAATGTTCAGTAGATATGTTAAAAGAGCGTGAAAAGTATTGGATTAAATACTATAACTGTTGTGTGTCAGATAATCGTGACAACGGATATAATTTAACCCATGGTGGAGAAGAATATCGTAGTGATGAAAATCCATGGGCCAAGTTAAGTTTAATACAAGTTAAAGAAATTATAGATAAATTAGCAAATAGTAAAATTTCTTTAACTTAGTTAGCTAAAGATTATAATATACATTATAATACTATTAGTGATATAAACAGATGTAAAACTTGGGCGTGGCTTCATACATATAAAAATAATATCCGTCAAGAATCATAGGGAAGTTCGTTTCGTGGTGAATTAGGCACGAATAAAATTACCGAAAAAGAAGCATTACATATTATTGAATTATTAAAATATGATAAACGTTCTTTAGCTCAAATTTCTCGTGATGAAAACTTGAGTTTAAATATAATTTATGATATAAATAGATGTAAGACATGGAAGTATTTACACAACTATAAAACTAATATTCGGAGTGAATTTCGAAAGGAAGGTGATGCTAAGTGATGAAGACTAAAATTGAATACCCTGGAAGTCTTCATAACTAGGGTTGAACCACAGCGATTTTAGTAATATAAGACTTAGAGACTGCATAAACAAACTTGATGATTTATTTAATTACGCGGGCGCGCTCGGGCATAAAGTAGTAGCCTTAACTGACCATGAAAGTATTAGTGGATGGGTTAAGGCTGAAAAGGCTGCAAAGAAATTAAAAGAGAAGTACCCAGATCTAAAAGTAATTCTTGGTAATGAGATTTATCTTTGTAGAAATGGATTAAATGCGCAAAATTATAATAAAGAAGTTGATAGATATTTCCATTTCATATTATTGGCACGCGACCAAGTGGGTGCCCAACAGATTCGAGAAATCTCAACTCGCGCGTGGATGCGTAGTTATATGGCGCGCGGTATGCGGAGAGTTCCAACATATTATAATGATTTATTTGAAATTATTGGGAAGAATCCTGGTCATGTAATTGGTAGTACAGCTTGTCTTGGTGGCGCGCTTCCAACACAGATTCTTCGCGCACAGTCAAATCCAGATCTTTTGCCAAAGATTGATATATGGATTCAGCAGATGGATAAACTTTTTGGGCATGGAAATTTTTATTTTGAGATGCAGCCGTCAAAAAATAAAGATCAAATCTTAGTTAATAAGACGCTTTTAAAATATTCGATTTATTTTAATATTCCATATATTATTACAACTGATAGTCATTATCTTCGTAAAGAAGATAGAGTTGTTCATAAAGCATATCTTAATGCACAGAATGGTGATCGTGAAGTTGATGATTTCTATGCAACAACTTATATGATGAGAACAGAAGAACTAGAAAGTTATTTTTCATATTTTAGTGAAGAAGAGCTTCAACGAGCATATCAAAATATTTTAAAGATTAGAGATAGTATTGAAGATTTTAGTTTACTGCGGCCGCTCAAGATTCCAGAGCTAAAATGGAAACAGTATAATCTTGGCACAATTGATTGGGTTAAATGGACAAGTAAAATTCCCATGCTGGGTACTTTTCGTAATTCAACTTATGGTGCAGATAGATATTTAAGTTATGCAATTATAGATGGTATTAATAGACATCCAGATCTTCAAAATCAAGAAGCATATGATGAAATTAATGCATGTCTCGAAGATACATGGGTGTCATCAAATGTAAACAATGCACGATGGAGTGCATATTATTTAAATCTTCAAAATATAATTGATATTTGTTGGGATGCTGGTAGTCTCGTTGGACCTGGACGTGGCTCGGGTGTCGGTTTTATACTTTTGTACTGCCTTGATATTACTCAGATTAATCCGCTCAGAGAAACTACTAAAACGTATAGGTGGCGCTTTCTCAACCCAAATCGAGTAAGCGTGCTCGATGTTGATGTTGATATTGAGGGAAGTCGGCGTGCTCAAGTTCTAAATGCATTCCGTAAATATTATGGAGAAGATAGAGTTGCAAATGTTGCAACATTCCGCACAGAAAAATCTAAGTCTGCAATTCTTACAGCCGCGCGCGGTTTAGGTATTGACGTAGATATAGCACAATATATAGCAAGTTTAATTCCAGCAGATCGTGGTATGTTAAGGACATTAAGTCAGTGTTATAATGGTGATGCTGAAAATGATTTTGCGCCAATAAAGCAGTTCATTGTTGAAATGAATAACTATCCAGAACTATGGAATGTAGCGCAAAAAATTGAAGGATTAATCTCAGGCAGCGGTATCCATGCCGGAGGAGTAGTATTTGTTGATGAGCCCTTTACTGAATCAACTGCATTAATGCGTGCACCAGATGGCACGATTTGTACGCAGTTTGAACTCCACGATGATGAGGCTGTTAGTCTTATTAAATACGATATGTTATCAGTTGAAGCCATGGATAAAATTCATAATTGTATTGATCTTTTATGTGATGCCGGATTAGTTGAACGCGAATCAACACTTAAAAAGACTTATGAAAATATAATTGGTATATATAATCTTGAACGCACTAATTTAAAAATGTGGCAAATGGTTTGGGAACATAAAATTCAATCTCTTTTTCAAATGGAACAACCTTCAGGAATCAATGGAATTGCGCTTCTTCGTCCAACATCAGTCGATGATCTAGCGACATTAAATTCTGTAATTAGACTTATGGCACAAGAAAAAGGTGGAGAAATGCCAACTGAGAAGTTAGCGCGCTTTAAAGCAAATCCGTCTTTATGGGATGAAGAAATGATGCAATGGGGGCTGACATTAGAAGAACGAAATATTTTACACAATCAGCTTGATACTTCATATGGTATCTGTGAATCGCAAGAAGGATTTATGCAACTTGTACAAACGCAGGAATGCGGTGGATTTAACTTAACATGGGCAGACCGATTAAGAAAAAGTATAGCAAAAAAAGCTCCAAAAGAATTTGATGAGTTAACAGTTGAATATTATCAAAATATTAAAGATAAAAATTTAAGTTATAATCTTTGTAATTATGTTTGGAAAGTACTTGTCGCTTATAGCCGTGGGTATGGATTTAATAAGAGTCACACTCTTTCTTATAGCTTGATTGCACTTCAAGAAATGAATCTTGCATATCATTATCCAATTATCTTCTGGAACTGTGCGTGTTTAATTACAGACGCGGGCGGCGATGAAAAAGAGCAAGAAGATGGAGAAGTCGAAGTAGTAGAAGAAATATATAATAATGAAATTGAAGAGTTTACACAGGATGATGAAGAAGATGACGATGAGGATGAAGAAGTTGAAGCCGGTGTAAAAAAGAAAAAGAAAACTTCAAGTGTAAACTATGGTAAAATCGCGACCGCAATTGGAAAAATGAGAATGAATGGAATTATTGTCGAACCTCCAGATATTAATAAGTCTACTTATACATTCTCTCCAGATGCAGAACTTAATATTATTCGTTACGGTATTAGTGGTATTACGCGCGTGGGTGAAGAACTCGTAAAAGCAATCATTATGAATCGTCCATATACTTCAATAAAT